TGCTGCCTTAGGTGCTGCTGGTTTAGGGGCAGGAGTGGGTGCTACTGCCTTAGGTGCCTCTGCTTCGGGAGATGAAATCCCAATTAATTCTCCGAATTTTGACATGGTATTTAATCTTTAATTTTCTGTTATTTATCACACGACCAGTTCAACAAACTCATTTAGGATTTTTTTATTCATTTTTTTATTCTTCAAACTTTTTACAAAAGCAGATTTGATTTGTGTTTTAGTTGCATCATCTTTCACTGAAAATTCAGAATCTTGGGAAAGACTATTTGAAGAGATACCGAAGTAAGTGTGATACCCAGATTTTTTGATAGAGAATGCCCTTTCTTTCTTCCAAATTTTTTGAATTTTTTCAAAATTTTTACCACCCCAACCAGTGTATCGACGAATAAAACTATTAGCATCACGAGATTCAAGAACACGAATACCAATAAAGTTTACATCAGTAAAATTATCACGAAGATTACGGAGAAGAACATCAGTAAAACCATACCACTCACAATCGAAAGAGTATGTATTACCAGTTTTTCGATCACGGAGGAATGAATTAGAACCCAATCTTCCAGTTCCAATATATGGTTCATTACTATTTTTATCAAAGAATCTTTGAAGTTCTCTATGATAAGCAAGTGGATTTGCTTCACCATCAGATAGAACAACACATTGTACTTTCTGTAGATTGTGTTGTTTTTTAAACCGGGGAATAATTGTATGCAGACACACAATTGCCTCATTTAGAGGAGTTCCAGAAAGACCCAATCCTGTAGGAAGAGGATAGTTTGAGAAATAATAAGAACGTGAAAATGCATATGCAAGTCTAACAATATTACGCATTTGATTTTCCAATTCTTTTGTATTGGTTTTACTAGTCAGAAGATTCATCAAAGAAAACCATTCAGTAAAAGCAATAAGACCATCTTTTTTCTCATATGGTGAAGGTCTAAATGTTGCACCATCTTCACCATATTTTACCAAGGGATAATCATTAGTAAATGCATACACCTCAAATGGAATACCAACTTTTTTACAGAACCAAACAAGATTACACATTTGCTTGACAGTATCAAGCATTACATCACACATAGAACCAGACCAATCAAGCATAAAGATCAATCCATGATTCTTACCATTAGCGAAAGTTGTAACCTTTTTGAATAGATCTTCATTATACTTGTACGTATGAAGTTTACTACAATCCAAAACTCCAGTACGAGCAGTAGTAGCACGAGCATAAGAATCTGCTGCTTTACGGCATTCAAATTCTTTGACAAGATAATTTACTTCTTTCTGTGCAGATTTTTTAAATTCGTTGTACTTAGAATCAACTTCTACAAAACTTCCTTTTTCTTCAAAACTTTCCCATTCTCTTCTACAACGTTCGTGAATTTCAGAATTAGGAACGATAATATTATCTAAATTAATTTTTGGAAATTCAGTATAAACATTTTCAAATCCTTCCATAGAAGCAAGTTCTTTGATTGATTCTTCCAAAGAATCTACTGATTTGAGTTCAAGATCATCTCCAACACCACCCATTTCTTTTTGTTGATCTTGCTCTGCTGTACCACCATACGATTCATCATTTTCAGATTCTGTAGATTCTGTAGATTCATCATCATTAGATTCTCCAGGTTCAGTAGATCCATCAGGAGATTCTTGTTCTTGTCCCTGTTCACCCTGTCCCTGTTTCTGATGTGTATCAGTTTTTACTTCTGATTTGCAATACTTATACAATTCTTCAGCAACATCCAAAACATCATCAAAAGTTTCACAATCAGAAACCATTTTGACAAAACGATTTTCTACATCTTTAAAAGGAATATCAACAAAATTACCAATTTTAAAGTAAAGATTAATACGATCCGCCAAGTTCATCAGATCAATATCTTCATTCTCCAAAGCAAAGAAATCCTGATCTGACAGTTCGCTATAACCGCGATAAAAAGTCTTAGAGATACCAGCGTAACGACGCTTCATCATTTTTTCAATGCGAACATCTTCAACGATATTCACTAGTTGAGGTGAGATGGTTCTTTCCTTCAACCAATCACGATCTGGAGTATAAAGGGCATGTCCTACTTCATGCCCTACCAACATATCATAAACAACACTACTTGCTCTCTCCCACATCGGAAGAGTCAAAACACGAGTGTGAACGTTGAACTGTGCTGTTTCAACATACCGATGCTCAACAACCAAGTCCTCAGTTGCAAGGAGTTTAGCCAGGTGCGATTTGATCTCGTGATTGACCGTCATTAGAGAGTATCATTCGTATGGACTCATAATACGACGAAACCGCCTTATCTGGGCGGTTCATGTGACGCTTTTTAAACTGTCTAAGTGCTTCTCTACGTGCCCTCATCGCTTGTGGTTTGAGCGTGGGTTTCTGTTCTTTCTTAGAGTGATGCTGCCAATTAGGGGTTGTCATGGAAAAATTCCTTTAGTGACGATTGACAATTTGGTGGTTCTGGATCCTTGATTCCACTGATCCTCTTCCATTTATTATACATGGCTTGTAAATGCCATGACTGCGCCAAACTTTTTGGACCGTTCTCTAGAAGATCAAGTTCCTTCTTGTTACTCGTAAACTGCTTGTACTCATCTCTCCAGTTCATCATACAATCCGCGAAAATCCTTTCACCTTATCAAATTTTATCACATTTTCAAACTTATCATGAAGTTCTGATTTGTGTGAAATAACAAAGATGTTTGCATCCTTAATTACATATCGAATTATTTTAAGAAATTCATCAGTTCCAAATCCATCAAGAGAAGAGTCAAAGACTTCATCCATAATCAACAGGTTAGTATTTACGGAATTCTTAACCCTAGCAACTTCTCTCCAAGTAAAAAGTAATGCTAGGTCAATTCTCATCTTTTCACCTTCGCTAAAGGAACTGTAAGAAAAATCCTCATGAATAGGAGACTCTACAGTTTCACCAAATTCTTCATCAAGTTTAAAGTTGATGTAGAAGTCCATCATTTGTAGGTAGCGATTTACCTGTTGATTTATGAAAGGAAGATACTTTTTAATAATCTTCGTTTTTACGCCATCATCCTTAAGTAAGGAATAGGCAAAATCGTAATGAACGATTTCTTGTTTTTTATCTGAAAGGTATTCGATTGTCTTTTGGAGATTTTGTTTAAACTCTTCTAACTTTTCATGTTCAGTATTTCTGTTCTGCAGGTTACTGGTAATAGTTTGAATTTCATGTTCAAGATCTCTGATTTGTCTCTGGTTGAGGTTAATCCGAGTATTGTTTTGAGAAATGCCATGCGTTAGTTTCGTAATCTCCTGGGAAAGGTTTTTAAATTGACGCTCTCTCTGTTGTTCAAACTCAATAGTAGATTCAAGTTCATCGAATCCCTTTTTTAGTTCTTTTGCCGTATTTTGAGCGTCACTAATTCTATTTAACCTAAACTCTTCTTCTATATCTTGCTGACAGGTAGGACAAACCGTATTTTCAGTAAAAAACTTATGTTCTTTGGTAATAGTACCTACCTTTTGAGATATTTTCCCCTTAAGAGTATTGAGTTTTAATAATTTATTACCAGCACCAGTAACATCTTCTTGTTCTTTTGTAAACTTAAGAATGTTTTGTTCGATTATAAAGTTTTCGTCCATATAAGAAACAATCTCGGCATCTAACTTATCAATTTTATTATTGTTAGATGCAATATTTGCATTACCACGATTCTCAAGTTCTTCGATGAAGTTCTGCTGCATCTTCATCTTATCCCTAACTGTTTGTTTCTTTAAGTCAAGAGATTTAATTTGTTCTTTCCTTTCTCTAATATTATCTTTAATCAAATTACTCATTGCAGAGAAGATACGAATATCGAGAAGATCTTCAATAACTTCACGTCGATTAGAAGTTGTCAACTGCATGAAAGGCACAAAAGTGCTGCTACCCAGAATTACAATCTGAGTGAAAGATTTATAATTTAGTTTTAAAATACTTTGCTCTAGGATTCTTTGATTAGCACGATCATCTGACTGCTTGTGTAAAGGGTTTCCATTAACCTCAATATCAAATACATTTGGTTTAATCCCCCTACGTACAAGATAATCACGACTATTGACAGTAAATTCTAACTCAACGAGACACTCCCTCTCATTAGTTGTATTCACTAACTGTGGTTTATTAATTCTACGAAATGGTTTGTTAAAAAGAACAAAAGTTAGTGCATCCAAAATAGTGGACTTACCAGCACCATTTGTTCCTATGATTAAGTTAGTATTATTTTTTTCAAAATCAATTTCCGTTAGTTGATTTCCTGTAGAAAGGAAATTTTTCCAACGAATCTTTTTAAAAAGAATCATTTGTGTGGTTTAGGCGGGATAACAATATCGTCAGGGGTTACTACTGCGTATTTGTAATTATACATCTTACACGTTTTTATTGCAAGTTCTTCGTCTACTTCAACAACTTCCATTTCTTTTTCATAATGAGGATCTTCCTCTAAATGCATCGCATATCTTTCTGCATCATCTTCCTCTTCAAATAAGAAAAGAACCTTATCACCCTCTGCATCTTGAACAGCGTATGCGCCATCATCTTTTCGATCTTTGAGGGTAAGAAGAAACATTATTCTACTTCGCAAGCTTTACTATACAAATCTTGGAAGATGTTTTTGATAATATTTTTATCAAAGTCCATCTCTGCTTCATCAATGTATCGATTTAAAATTGATAATGTATTTTCATCTTCATCAACTTCAAAATCTTCACTTTCTTGAATATCAAAGTTTTCAACAATCTTTAAGTCCTGAATTCCAGAAACATAGAGTTTATCTACAAACTTTTCAAATGCTTTAGGATTTGATTTTTTTCTAACAATAATCTTTACAATTTTATTTTCATATTCAGAAGCATCAAACATCTGATATGGAGTATCTTCATAATAGATGTTATAAAATAATTTATAAGGATTATTAACTGGAGTATGAGTGAGGGTATCCGTATCAAAAATATGAAATCCACGAGTATCATTCACATCATTCCAGAACATCTCATAAGGATTTCCCAGATAAAAGATTTTTCCGTTGTCACTTCGTGTATGGTAATGTCCTGAAAATACCTTTTCAAACTTATCAAATACTTCGCAGGACATACCATCTTCCATGACATGCCCACGATGTGCTCTGAATCCATTCAATTCAAGATGACCCATTGCACATATACATTTGGAACTCTTAATAGTTTTAACGCTATTCTCAAAGTTTTCAGAGTTAATCCAAGGTATGAGTAGAATATTAAGATTATCTATCTTAATTTCGCTAATTTCTTGATAGGTTTTTATATTTGGATAAGATTGTAATAGTAGTTGTGGAGAGTTTGTATCGTTAGTATTTTTATAATAGCAGTCATGATTACCAATAACTGCATGAACATTATACTTTTTCAGGGGTTCAAAAACAACTCTCTTTGCCCATTCAAAACTTTGATAGTCAATTGATTTCCTACTATCAAAAACGTCTCCCATATGAATCACAGTATCCACTCCGTGCTCTTCTAATGCAGGGAAAAAGATATTCTTATAGAAGAGTTCAAAATAATCATGAAGATGCTTAGAACCCTTTCTAGCACCATAATGAGTATCTGTGATAATTGCTACTTTCATTCTACGTGATGCGCTTTTAACTCAGGATTTGGTTGCGATTTAGTTAAATCTCTACGAGATTGATTTTTAATTACGATAAAGGCATCTTTATTAATTTTACGAGTACCGATTGGGGATTGCCATTTTTTATTATATTCTTCACCAACATCAATACCCGATACCTGAGTTCCTGCCATCTCAACAGAAATTTCGTCACCATCTTCCCATCCCAGTTTTTCAAGCAAAACGGCAAGTTCTTTTGTCAGTTTCATAACTATTGTCGATTGGTTTTGTACTGGATATTATCCTTAATCGTATTATAGTCTGAACTACTACCAGAAAGCAAGCTATCGTCGACCATCATAACCTCATCAAAACCAGTGCGTTCAATGATTTTTGTTTTAATATCAAGTTGCTTCTTTTCTTTTTGAATACGCCTTAGAAAAGCATAATGAATGATCTGGGTGAAATATGCAAAAGGATTCTTAGATTTCTCTGGGTCAAAATTATGAATATACTGTACGCAATTTTCAATACCATCAGAGATCATATCTTCTCTGAACATGTAGTTCACAAAGTTTGGTTTATATGAAAGATGAGTAGCAATCTTGAGGAAGCACTCTCCAAGATAATTTGTAATGGGAGGTTTACCGGGCCAGTGCTGAGATCTATCTTGCTTTAAAGGAAGTCTTCCATTTTTTTCAAGAAAATCTTTTTCAACTTTTGATCTATAAACGATCAAAGCCTCAAGTAACTCCTTATTGTTAACATAATGTTCCGTCTTTTTCTTTGGCATAGCATTGTATCATTAAATATAAGTTACGTTTATTATAGCACAGTTTAAGGACTTGACAACATAGTGAAATATCAGTAGAATACCTTTGTTAGGTTTGAAGATCAGGTATAGCTTTAATTACTTTATATCTTTTACATCTGGGTCAGCAGGTGGAATATTAAAAATATCTTCTAATTTCTTTCTAGATTCCTCAACAGAATTTAGATATCCCATTTTTTCTGAAATATTAACTTTACTAGTAAGTTTATTAGTGAAAGGATTTGTATCCTCCTCATCATTTAAGTATCTGTTGTAAACATTAATAATTCTTTCGTCTTTAGTTTCTGTCATAGTAATAATTCTGTCATATTTAATTACAAAAATATCATCGGTAGAGAGTTCTATCCATGGTTTAATTTTCATTAATGAATTTCCCTGATGATTAAATGATTTCATTGTTACTGGACTTTGCATAATAATAATTGAGTCACCATCATTCTCATCAATAGATACTAATGAAAATATTTCTTCACCCGAAATAAGTTTTATAATTGCGTAAAACTCTTCTTCCATATTAGTTTCTAAGCGGTATGTTTACAATGTCGTAATTAAAATTCTCTTCGCTATAAACCTTAATTCTTTCAATTAAATGATTAAGGGTATAGTTCTTCCTGGATTTGTAGGAGATGTCGTCAGCAATGTCATAGAGAGTTGCCTTTGTTTTGTTATTTCCTTTCCTAAGCACACGTCCAATAGATTGGAGATTCCGAATTCTAGATTTGGATGGAGAAGCAAAAATAACATTGTGCAGGTTCTTGATGTTAATTCCTGTACTGAATGTTCCGTATGAAGCAACAATAATTGCGTTGTTTTCTTTTTCGGTGATTTCCCTTACTTTTTCTCTATCTTCTGTTCCCACTCCACCATGGACAAAAAATACTTGGCGGTCATCCACACTACCAGTATTTATCATTTCATATAATGGTTGACCATGACCTTCAACTCTTGCAAACAAAATAAGAGTATTACCTTTTAG